GACTATTTTCTTAGCGTTGGTGTCATAAGCAACTTCGGGGTGAGTAGTCGCAGCAGCGTTGAAAGTTACCTTTGAACCAAAACTAATAGACGTTCCACTCACAGTTCCTACTATTGCGGCTCCGTGGTTAGAGCTTTCATGATCTTGAAAAACGACAACAACTTTTTGAGCGTTGGCATCATAAGCTATTGAATTTTGATTAGTTGTCCCAGTGTTAAATACAGAAGGAGTTCCAAAGGAAATTGAAGTGCCACTCACCGTCCCAACTGCACCCGTTCCGTAGCTAGAGTTCTGAATGTCTTTATAAGCTATAACTATTTTCTGTGCGCTAGAGTCATAAACAATTGCTAAATCATCGTTCCTTGAACTTTCTATTGTAGCGCGGCTGCCAAAGCTAATAGAGGTCCCACTAACAGTACCTACGATTGCAAAGCCATTATCACCACTATCCATATAGGCTATAACGACCTTTTGAGCGTTGACATCATAGGTGGCCGCAAATTTATTGCTTGCACCGCTAGAGGAGTCAAAAACAACCGCAGTTCCGAAGGAAATTGAAGTACCGCTAACAGTACCTACGATTGCAGTGCTTAGGTTAGAGTTGCCAGAGTCCCTATAAGCTATAACGATCTTTTGAGCATTTGCATCATAGGTAACTGCGGAATATCTAGTAACTGCGGTTTCAAAAACAACAGGAGTTCCGAAGCTGATTGAGGTTCCGCTTACGGTTCCAACCACAGCCGTACCGTAGTCAGAGTTGCCAGAGTCCCTATAAGCTATAACCACTCGTTGAGCATTAGCGTCATAAGCCGATCCAGTTTCAGGGGTACTCGCACTCTCGAATACAACAGGACTGCCAACCGCTTGGGTCACACCGCTCACAGCCTCAACCTGACCGTTAGTCTTCAACGCAACCGTCTGACCACTAGCAAGAGTGCCACTAGCTACAAAGTTTACGTTCTTACCGCCACCGCCCGCAGGGAGTAGTTCTGTCAGATTACTCATGTTAAATCCTTCATGTTAATCGTGGTCGCGGAGATTGCTTGTCCTGCTAGTACAGTGGTTACGAAAGCGGTTTGAGTTGTGGCGTATTGATTAACGTCATCGCCTGTCCCGCCGCAAACGTAGAATTTCTCTCCATTAGCACTAAAAGCTAACCCTCCCGACGAAGTTTCTTCTGAACTAACAGAAAAACTAATTGAATCGTAAGAGGCTGTAGCCAAATTAAAATTAGAAGAAAGGCTGTACTGATAAATCGAATTGTTTTGCCTTCCTAATAACCACATTTTGCTGCCATCAGGTTTAAAAAATAAATCTCTTGGGCTGTTATCTTGCGAAGAAATAGTTAAACTTACTGAGTCGTAAGACGCTGTAGCCAAATTAAAAGCTGAAGAGCAAGAGTATTGAAAAATCTTAGATGTGTTTAATCCAACTCCATAAAACTTAGTCCCATCTGCATTAAAAACAACATCTTCCATATTGCCATCTTGAGAAGAGAGGCTAAAACTTACTGAATCATAAGACCCTGTTGATATGTCGTATGCTGAAGACAGAGAATATTGATAATAAGCATCTCCTGTTACTCCATTAATAAACATTTTAGTGCCATCTGCATTAAATTGTATTCCCCTTGCTTGTGAGTCTTGACCAGAAGAATCAAAATCTTTAGACAACGATGCGGTGCTAATATCAAAAGCAGTGGTTAAGGCATATTGAAAAATGTTTTTAGCTCCGGGTGGATAAACACCACTTACCACATACATGCTTGTTCCGTCAGGACTAAACACTAAGCCTACAGGATCGGTACTTTGCGAGGATACAGAAAAACTTTGAGTATAACTTGCTGAGGAAATATCAAACGGGATAGATGTTACCCCCGCAGCTAAACTCCCATCATCCTGCACGTAGTAGTCAGAGGCTATGGTTAAGCCAGACTGAGCTTCATTAATACCACCAAGCAGGTTAACAGAACCAGTAGCGCCATTTGAAATACCCTCAGCTGTTATGCCTATGAAGTTTGTAGCGGTGAGGTTTGTTGAGGTTCCCGCAGAGGTGTATACAAAACCATCAATATCATTTGCACCGGGGCGAACCATAACGGCTATTTTTTCGCTGGAAGCGTCGTATGCCGCACCGTATGCCTGGATACCATCATTGGACACTAGATATTTTGTTGCGAAGGATATAGATGTCCCGCTTACTGTGCCAATGCTGCTGTATAAAATGTTGTTTGAAGGGCGGTCTCCCCATATTACTACCGTAGTCTGAGTCGCAGAGTTGTAAACAACGCCAAACAGTCGATTAGAAGCGAAACTTTGGTTTCCAGAAACGAGGGTAGCAGAACCTAATGTTATAGTTGTCCCGCTAATAGTACCAACTCGTGCGGTTCCGTACTTATTGTTGGTCTCATCCGCATAAACCGCCACGAAGGCACTTGCCGAGGCATCATAGCCTATAGAAGGGAATGAATTTTGTGCGCTAGCCCCTGTATACAAATCTAAGGCTGACCCAAAGGTCATAGTTGTACCGCTTAATGTTGCCGCTATTACCCTTAAATTATTACTCACATCTGAGTAAATTATTGCAAAAGCGTTTGCGGCTGTATCATAAACCGCATCGATGTATCGACCTCCCGTTGCAAATTGGTTGCCCGGGGTGTAACTTATTGAAGTGCCGCTTACAGCTCCTATGCTTACTTTAAGTGGATCGCCACCTCCATATTCCCAATAAACAACCGCTATTTTACCTGTATCAGGGTCGAAAACGGGAGCCATAGATATCCCCGACACATTTGTACTCCCTGAAAAAGTTACTTCGCTGCCAGCGGTTATGGTGGTTCCTGATACGGTTAATACCTTAGAGTACCCGGGATTGCTGCCATAACTTTTTCCATACACCACTACAACTTTATCATTTATGCTGTCATAAACACCTCGTATGGATTCGGAGGTGCTAGAGTTAACCACAAAAACTGTGCCAAAACTTATACTCGTACCAGATATTGTGCCTACCACAGCTTTTACATATGTGCTAGTTCCTTCAAATAGGAACATTACTTTACTCGATCCTATTGAAACGACAGAGTAATCTTCACCCATATCTGTTGCGGCTTGTGTAGCAGAACCAACAGAATTAGAAATAGTTGTCTGCGATATTGCTTTAGCCGTCCCGTCACTCTGCAAAATAACAGTCTGACCACTAGCCAATGTGCCACTAGCTACAAATTTTTCAGCATTCTGCCCGCCGCCTGCCGGCAGCAAATCCGACAAGTTGCTCATTTAAACACTCCAGCCGATGGTACCATCGATATAGGTCATTGTGATTTCAGCAAAGTTCTTGTTAAAGACAAGATCAGTCGCAGAAGAGGCTATGTTGGAGCTGTTACGAGCCACAGTAAACGATGTAGTTGCCGCAGCACCAGTACCGTCTTTAACTGTAACAGTATCGCCAGCACTAGGAGAGGCAGGCAATGTGATAGTGATGCTACCAGCTGTAACAACGATGAATTCACCGGATGCTGCTGTGTAGTCAACACCTTTATGGATTGGGGCTGCATTCTTAGAATCGATTTGCGTTTGTACCGCAGATGTTACGCCATCTAGGAAATTAATCGTTGCCGCGCTATCGGCTATATCTCTTGATTTGCTCATTTACGGAGCCTCCGGCCAATCGGCATCTTCTAAGTTAGGGAAGTTAGCATGCGAGGTAATATCTCTTAATGCCTGTCTGTACGTGGTCATATCTGATGCCATTGTAACGTCTGACATACCAGTCCAATCTGTTTCTGCAAGTTTAGCATCACGTGTCGTACGTGCTGATGCTGCAGCAGCTGCTGTTAGACTAGCAGTATGGGCAGCTTCGTGCTCTGCTTTAGTAGTTGTAACACCATCTTCATCTGTAGTGTCAGCAAACTTATCTACTACACTCCATGCTTCAACCGTGTTGCCGTTAGCGTCTGTAGTAGTACCGTTACCTACGACTTGCTGTAGTTCAGTACAGTCGGGCTTAGGTGCTTCTAGTACAGGCTCAAGACTGAGAGCCTCGAGTGTAGCTGCTGTCCATGTTCGTGGCAAAGAGACGTTCTTATTCAGTGAACGCCACTCGCCTTGTGTCTTTACTTCGCCTGTAGAAGGCTTGATGTACTTGCTCATAGTTGATAATCCTATGTGTTTATGTTATGTGTTTATTTATGATATCGCTAAAAAGATATATGTGCCACTACTGGCATTAAGCGCAGCAGGAGCAGATGATGTTACGGTAAAGCCGCTAGCCAGTGGGTCTACAAAATCAGCACTGCTGACATATGGGTCGCTAGTGTTAAATTTTACATAGGGGTCGTTACCCGCAACAATGCCACTTGCACTATCCCAAACAAACCAATCGCCAGTATCGTCTGTACGCTTGATAAGAACAAACCTAGCACCTGCCGTGAAGCCACAGTCTACGTTTAAGTCTGCACCTGTACCAGTGTAGCTGCCTACTTTGCTTACTCCTGCTACTGTGGCGAAGAGGTAAGATATGTAAGTACCAGCACTTGCGTTTACAGAACCATCTGTCCCAATCGAAAAAACACTTGATGTCGGCGCAGTATCGTTCCACATCGAAAATGTTGCAGCCGCAGTGGGAGATGGCATTGTTAAGTACTGGTTTATAGGTATCGACTTACTGTAAATTATCCAAGACCGTGTTGTGTCTCTCTTTTTAATAATAATTAACTCAGGCGCTACACCTAAATTATGCGCTTCCGTATGAGTAGAACCTGTACCTGTATAAGCAACCACATCCATGAAGCCTGGGGCACGAGTAAACATATGAGATATGTAACCGCCACCAGAAGCATTTACAGCATTGTGACTACCAACCTCAATTCCGTTTTGTAAATCAAATCCAGTTATGTAATTTGTAGACCCCGTGCCTTCAGCTTGAGTATAATTTGAATATAGAGTTGATCCCGCCCCCCTGAGTCTATCCGACCACAACCAATCACCGCCAGGACTGCCTGACTTTTTGACAATTCCCAAATCAACAGGATTGTTTGAAGATGTTAAAATACGGTCAGCAGTGCTGTTTCCGGTGTAAGAATTAGGCGTAAAAACCTCAGTACCCTCTGTAGGAGTCTTCATTGGTCTGCGTATGGCTATGTAGATGTAGTTTCCACCGGAGGCGTTTACGGAAGCTCCTGTGCTTTTTAGCTCAAAACCGGTTGATGTTGGCCCGTATCTTTGGTCTTCCGCTTCTGCGCTATTGCTGTTTGCTAATAATTGTTTGCCGCCACCCTGAGAATCATCTAAAGAAACAAAGCCTCTCATAGTGTCGTACATCATCCATCCATGACCACTTGTATCTGTGCGTTTAGTGATAATTAATTGTGGCTCAAACCCACAATTAACTTGCAATCCTTTTGTTGCATTACCCGT